GTTTTGCAGGTATTGAAGGTAACTCTTTTGATTGTACTAAGGGAAGATGCTTCGGGAAGTGAAAAGTCTCTCTCTTGGGCTTTGTACAACTCGCAAGTAGTAAGCAAGTCATGCTCAAGATAATGACAGAGTTCAGCCAAAGGTATCTCGTTGGTGTTCTTACCTTCCTTAAAATATTTCTTGAGTGTATCATCCTTCTGTACCTCTAGTTGTCTACGTTCTGCACAAGCCTGTAAGCTTAATCCATTTCTTTGACCACGATCTAGTATATACTCAGCAAGCATGGTGTCATAGATGTCACCGTTATACTTGAAGCCACACTCCCACAGCCACATCAAGTCGTGCTGTGCGTTGTGCATAATGAGTAAGTCAGTGTTGTCTAAGTTCCACTGTATCTCTAGTCTTTGGAAGCCTGTAAAATCTGTGGCCTCATTGTGATCCAGTGTCTTGATAGTGAGGGTAGCTTTAGGATCATCAGCATCTAACATACCTACCTGAACCAAATGATTCTTAGACTCAAACGGATCAAGGTGAACCTTGCCATCTCGATGAGTGACAGTATTCTCTACATCTAACACTAACTTCATGCTGAGTACAACGATCTTGAACCATCAAGCTGACAGGTTATCTTGCCTTGAAAGCCATTCAGTTTGTTCTTTGCAATGTTTAAATATCTAATCGGATCTTCCTCTTCCCCTTCTGCTTGTTGTGTCTTACCAATCAATACCATCAGGTCAGCCTCTGCTGCCTTGCCTGTCTTGCTGCCCTCCATCATAGCTTGGTTAAGGTCAGCCCTGCCCTCTGCCTCTGCTGATAGCTGAGACATCCATACCACAGCACAGTCATACTGCTTGGCTATGTTACGAGCATGGATAGCTGCAGCCTTGAGAGTTATGTCCGTCCTCTCTGTTCTTATGTCAGCAAACTTGTCGCCCATATCCAGGATTACTACATCAGGACGTTCATACTTTACCACTGACTCAACCCAGTCCATGCCTTTACCTGTGCTGTCCTTGAACTGCACCAGATCTTTGATAGAGTTGTATCTCTTGGCGGCTAGTGCCTTGTTGTCACGCACCTCCTTGATAGTCATAAGGGTAGACGCACTGATGTATCGTGCAGCCACACGTGTGTATGCTTCTTCGTTACACAGCACAACACACTTAGCACCTTGATGTGCAAAGCCATTAGCACCTGCTACTATAGAAGCATGGAAGCTAGTCTTTCCAGTATTAGGACGAGCGCCAACCAAGATAAGATGACCACCACTGATACCCTCCACCCTACGAGCCAGACTGGGTATGTTAAATTTCCATTTCGATTCAAGTGCCGTTGCATCAAGGATAGTATCAAGACTATGATCATCCCACTCGACACGAAGATTTGGAGTAAAGTCATCTTTGTATTCCTCTAATAGTTTACGTAATGGTTCGAGGCTATTCTCTGCACCGTTAACAAAGTCAAAGCCAAGGTTAGCTACAAGGTCACCAACATGCTGCTGAAATAACTGCGACAATGTGTCCTCTGCTATCTCACCTTTGATAGGTTCAGCTATCTCGATACGCTTGAAGAGATCTTCATAAGCTGTCCTTGTAGCGGTGGTCATGCTTGCATTGATACGGTTGAACACAGCATGTAAGTCAGACACAGACAGGTCACCATCGTATGTCTCCATAGCTGTATCCAACGCTTGCTTTATCTTACGTACATCCTTACTGAAGATACGTTCAGGGCAACGCACACCCTTGTGATCGTCATAAAACTCTCTATTGAGTAGCGTCTTTACTAGTGCTAGTTCCATCATCTTTGTTCATCTCCTCTCGTTCTATTGATCTTCTTCGTTCCTCTTCATCGAATGATCTGACTATGGGTACAGTCTTGTTGTTGTTGTCAAGGTCAACAATTATACCAGTGTTCCACTTGTCACGTTCCTCTTCTGCATCTGCAATACTATCAAACACCTTTGGTGCAGGAAAGTTTGGAAACACTTTACCCTCTGGTACATACATGATGTCACCGTCCACGTCAATCACTACTGCTAGTCGCATTACATAACTCCTTTAACTTATCTATATCTTCATCCATCTTATACTTTATATCATCCAACAAATTCATAGCGGTGGTTTTGTTCCCTGTCCACAACTCTATCTCTCTGCGATACTCGACTGTCTTACCTATAGCATCAGGGTCAAGGGCTATGATAATTCTGTTGTATTCCCCTATCTTCTGCATGTGTTTAGGACTCAAGCTTGTACCTAAGATAGCCATAGCTGTGATGTATGGTAACTCTTGTGTAGCTATGATAGCTGACAGTACATCTTCAACTATAAGTAATGTCTTACCATTACCAACAGTGTAGTAGTCAGCCTCACCTGTGTAACGATACCACTTAGGGTGATTGACTCCTACTGCTCTGCCTATAGCATCAATGATTCTACCCTTGTGCTTGATAGGAAAGACAACACGTTCATCCTTAACATCGTACAGAGTATCAGCTATTGCTATGCCCCAACGTCTCATGAATCGTTGGTACTTAGTGTGGTTTGCCTTGGGTGTCACCACGTATTCAGGTATCTCCATAGTCTCCTTCTCCTTGTTTATATTTGTGTAAGCACGTTGCGTCTGTTGATCTTTCATGCGTTGGTATATCTCTGCTGCTGTCATGTCTGTAACATAGATGCCACGTATTGTACAGCCTAGTTTAAAACAGTTGTACTGTATGTCACCTAATGTGTTGGTAGCAGTAAATGTATTCTTACCTCTGCACTGAGGGCAGTCACCTCTGTATCTCTCTCCTTCTTTCAGACCTAAATCATTAATAAAGTCACGCATCCTCATCTTGCTTACCTCTTGCTGCCAGTGCCTTGCTTGCACCACTGTATGTGTTGACCATGTAGGGCTTGACTGATGCTGCATTCTGGTGTCCTGTCACCTGCATGATACCTGCCAAGTCAACACCACCTTCCATCATTTCTGTGACCGCTGTCCTACGTAGATCCATAGCCGTAAGTTCTTTAGGTAGATTAGCTTCTTCCAGGATCTTATTGATATATAACGATACTTCTTCTTTGTCATAGGGTGTGTATGCTCCTGCTCTAGGCTTGACTCTTGGTACTACGTACTCTTGAAAGCCAAACTCCTCCTTCTGCTGACGCAACATCGAACACAAACCCTGAGAGATAGGGAGGTGAACCTCTGCATTACGTTTGCTTTGTGTCATATCTATTCGGCATTCGTTTAAGTCTAAACTATTCCATGTAAGAAGTCGAACATCCCCTACACGTTGACCCCAGTCGTATGCCATATGCACAATTAGCCCAATGCTGCGCCAGCGAAAGTCGCTGTAAGCTGTGTCAAGAAAGATTGACACTTGTTCACGACTCCAATGTACTCGCCTTGGTTTTTCAGTGACGGTCTGTACCAAAGCTATTGGATTGTGAATGAACACATCATGTCGCATGGCATGTTTCCACGCAGCAGAAAGGACACTGCGTCTGTAGTTGGCAGTGCGAGTACCAACTGTTAGCCATTGCTCGTATGCTTGTGTTATGTGTCGAACCTTCAGGTTCTTACAGCGATATGCCCGAAGCATCTTGCCCTCTACCTCAGTGATGAGTGTAGCTGACAAGTGATTATCGTAGTCTTTTTGTGAGGAGGAGGACAACCTACGATAAACATCTGAGTTACGATAGAAGTTTACTACTTCCTCTAGCGTACAGTTATGCTTCGGGATATTGGTTATATTCATCTGTTACCTCCTCACAACCTGCTATATACTGATAATCTCCCATATACCAATCAGCAAGAGAACAACGTACATCGTCTACTGTATTTAGAGACCATATAAAAATATTCCAAGGTTCTCCGTAAAGATTTATCATACTAAACCTATATAACTTATACTCCTCTGCTAATAAAGCATTATACAAATCTAGTGTCATTTCTTCTAGATAATCTATGAATCCTATAAATACTTTCATTACCATTTCCTCCTTACCTTCCAGTATGCCCATGCTCTACTACAGTGACCATCGCCAAGCAATGTGTCTAATAGTCGCACGACATTAGTCTTTCCGTTTCGTTTCCATTCCCAGTTTCTTGCGGAGAATGTCTGATTGAGTCTGCCACCAAGAACGACGTTTAGTACTACGCTTAGTGCTATCAGTATCCTTACGAGGTAGGTTACCCACCCAATGTGTAGCATCGTCGAAAGGCGTGTTCGGATTCTTTCCATCTTCACTTTCCATTTAAATGTGCTATCCATAACCAGATAAAGCCTACAAACCAAGCCACTGACATTACCAATGGGAATGCTGCACCTAAAAGTTCGGCACCCATAGTACACCCTCCTGTTTGTCTTGTTCATATAGTTTCTGTTCTTGCTCAAGTAGTCTAGCTTCATCATCGTTGCCATCCCACCAAGCATCGTCTGCTCTACGCTTACAGTCATTGATCACCCTGTCTATGGGTGTGACTTTGTAGCGCCATCCATCAGGACTTACTGTCATGTTCTCTCCTCCGTATCTCTACAGTTAACTTAGGAAACATTTTGAGATACCGTAGCTCGTAGCGTACAGCATCCATGCGGTGCTTGAATGAGTGGTAACCAAACCAGTTACCATCCTGTCCAAACCATACTTCATATGACATCAGCATTTTCCTTTCTTCACTTTGTCACTTCCAATGTAATAAGTTTTATCAGATCCCCAACAAACGTCAAGTGGTTTTATCTTTCCATTTGGCAAAGCCATTCCTGGATATCTGTAGTGTGGGTTCTCTTTCAAGAACTGTCGTAGTTCTTCCACCTCTAGTTTGCGTTGGGCATGGCGTAGCTCTTGTACACATGCAGCCCTACCTGTCCAGTGTTCATGCTTCTCCATGCAATACTTGTGGAACTGATTAGGTTCCTCAATGACTGAGAGTAACAGATCTATCATCTTCCCATCCTTTCTTCCAAAAACTTATGTATGGTTTATCATTTGTAGCTTTGCTCACCTCTACGTATATCGTGTAATCTTTTACACTTACGTAGCATGAATGCTCACTAGATAATGACACCTCTATGTTTAACTTCTCACTCTTCATCAGTCTTCTCCTTCCTCGACATCTCTAATGCTTTGGCTAGATGTTCCTTCGCATCTTCATACTGTCCTCTACACATGCAGTCGTAACTCCACCTGAACCATGACATTGCACTGGTGGTAGGCTCACCAGTTCTTACCTCTTCCAAGGTAGGACTACTGGCTAGACTGCCCACCTGATTCAGATTCAGGAACGCCAACAGGTTAGGCTTGTCAGTCGGTACATCGACAGTGCTGTACACTTTGCCGCAATACTTACGTGCGTCAGCTTGTGTACCTGCCCATACACCGTTAGAGTTTTTGTATAGTTTCATAAGTCTTCCTCTCTTGTTCAGTTATACATTGCAACTCAGTCAGTCTGGCATTGAAGCCACCCCTTGCAATAACTTCTACAGCTAAATGATCCACGTTGTCAATGTTACTTATGTATGCAATGCAATCATCCTCTGTGTCAAAGGGTCTGTCGTCTATTGTGAATGCACTACCTTGTGTCAGTGCTATGAATATTAACCATTTCATATATACTTCTCCTAATCATACAATGCTTCCCAAGATATAGGAAACAGATTAAACATTTCACGACTTATTTGTTGTGCTATTTCCTGTGTTTCCTTTTGTGTATCCTCTTTCAATCGTAAGTTACACATCTTGGCAAATGCATATAGTGAACCACTCCAGTACCACTCAGTGTACATACTCTGAGGTAATACCATACGTGCTTGCTCTGGTGCTACTCCTTCTTCAAGTAACTTTTTGTATAACCTACGTTGCCACTCATTACCTTCTATCAAATCACCAAGCAGATTGTCAGGGGCTTGATCCAAATCAATCTCACCTTCACTGCCTTGCTTCTTGTCTTTACTGCGTCCACGCCATACATCATTAGGTGGGTAGTATAACTCAGTCTCACTATCTACATAGCGTCTGCTTATCTCATTCCAAGGCATGTACTCATGCTTCTGTAACTGTCTAGCTACAAAGATAGGAGCCTTAACATGGAACGTAGCAAAGGCATGATTGAATGGTGACTTATGATTGTGTTTAGCTAGATAATATATCAGCTTGGAATCACTCTCATCCATAAGATCTTTGTATTTACCAAAACTTACACGTGCAGCGTTGACTACAGATAAGTCATCACCCATATGATCTATGTATTGTACTTTCATACTGTTGCTTCTCCTCATTAGCTAAGTATTTAGTCAGGCTCATTGGACTCTCTAATAGATCCCAGTTGTTCAAGCCCATCTCTATCATAGGGTAAAAGATTGTGTGTGTATCTACCCTAGTATCATCAAGTAGTGTTTGCATTAGTATCTCTCCTCTAGTCTTGCACCATATACTTTTACTTTGTACTTGTCTATCTTTGCACCTACCCAGTCGTGTAAGTGTTCATCTAGTTGTATCACTTCATCTTTGACTCCAAAGGTTTGCTTGGATGCTACCTCTTTGAATAGTTCTACTACGATCTCTCGTATCATTTGCTTAGTTGTTTCATTGATGTGCATTACACTTCCTCCTTTGCATCTTTCTCTTGCTGTAAGTGACCTATGATTACCATAGCTTCAGCGTTTTGCTCTATCAATCTCTTGTTGTGTATTAGTGCAGACTGATATTGTCCTTGTAACTGACGCACATTACGCTTGAGTATATCTATCTCATCAGCTTGTGCGAGTATCATCTTTCTGTTTTTCTCAGCTTCCATTTCATCAGGCATCATCTTACAACCTCCGACATATCTGGGAATGAGTAATGACCGCTAAGTTTTGCATATGTATGCTCATCAATTTCAGTCAATGTGCCATCACCAACCGCAACATAACCATTATAATACCACTCATCATTTACATCGTAAGTCATGTTATCTTTACCATACCAAGTGCTAACATGTTTCATATGCAAAGCGACAGCATCTTCCATAGTTTTTGCTTTAAAGCGAATAGGTGTAGTGTATTCAAACTCACCGTTGCGCTCCTCAATATCTGCAATCCAATACTTCATCAGTCCATCCTCACTATTGTATGTCCACCTGATTTCTTAGGTAGTGCAACGAAAGCATAGGGATAGATATACCCAACGCCATCATCAGTATTGATCAGGAAGTATGGCTCCAGATCATCGTCACCCTCTGATACAAACTTACCATCGAGTGAGATCTTAGCGTCCTTCATAGGCCAAGGGTCACACCCAGCAGATTGATTGTATTGTCGGGTGAAAAATTCCAGGATATTGGCATCCTGTCTGTCACCTTTGTTCCACTCAATGAACCACATAAGTAGCAGTCCATTGCCCTCTATAAGTTGGTTCCACTCATCATTAGTAAAGTCGAGTGCATTGTTTTTTGTTACACTAGTTTGCATTACACCCTCGCTTTCTCTACATGAATAGGTTGATCTCTTATCTCTTCACTTTTCTTGAAGAACTTTTCTATTAGGTTTGTATCAGCTACGAACTCAGCACCGTCACGCAATCGTTGCAGTACCCAAGGCTTCTTCCTTGCCCTTGATTTGTATCCGACAAGGCTCATGTCCTCACCCATAAGCTTGGCAATCTTAGTCAAGTCAAGCTTGTGTAACTCAGCATAGAACTCTAAGTCCTGTTGCTCTCTAGTCTTGGCACCCTCCATGAGTACCTTGACTTTGAAGGTAGCCTCACCGCCACGATATGAGCAGTTGCCTACCTCAATTTGTATATCAGTCTTGTCTGCAAACATGTTCAATGCGTTCTGCATTTGCTTGCGTAAAGTATTCAGTTGTTTTCTAGTAAAGTCAGCCATGATATCCTCCTATCCAGCTACGTGTCTGAACTTACGTCCAGTTGTAGTGTTGGTTGATCGTTCAGTGTAGACTGTAGTCTTGCCAATGTGATAGGCATTCATGCAGTCACCCTTGACAAACTTGATACCGTTAGACTGTAGCTTACGTCTACGTACGATACCCTTCTTACCAAGGAAGTTGAAACGGAAACCTTTTGTACCGTCATTTAGTGGTTTAGTTGCTAGTATTACAAACATGATAATCCTCCTATGATTTGTTTGTGTTTAGTTGATACCGCTATTGATGCGGTGTTGATTGATGGACAGTATGTCACACCTACAATTGTATCGCAATGATTGCATCGTTGCATTGTTAGCATTGAATACCGCCTGTGCAAATCCACGAGGCGTTGCGCTACGAATGTTCTTAGTCTTCATAGACTTACCACCAAGCTTGAGGTGCTGTCTACTATGACCTGTCTCAGGTTCTACTGGTGATATGGTAGGCATTTCAAAGCCTCCACCAGTCCATAGGCAAGTCTTCTTGGGGTATGCATCCATAGGTGCAATGTAGTCAGGCCACTTGGGATGCTCCGCTTGTTCAGGGTCAATGTATCCACCATACTGATATGGATGAAAGTTGTAGTTAGGCTTGCGCCATAGCGTTGATAGCACACTGACAGGGTTCTCTATAAAGTATGGGCATCCCAATGCTTGGAATAATTCAGCACACCATATGGCATAGTTAGCCGCCTTGCGTTGGAATAAAGGATCAGCTTCACGCTTGCGCTTGAAGTGTGCAGCACCCGACACAGCCATGTCAGTACAGACAGGGAATGCCATAGCAAAGGTGACTTCCTCGCCCTGAAAAGCATCGTAGATACCGTCAAGATTACCGATGTTATGTAAGTCAGCTTTGTGATAGCGAATAGAACCACCGCCATCAAAGTGATCTACCCAACCTAATTCGTCATGTTGTATGTCAAAGGCATGGCAAGTATACCCAGCTTCAGCCCAAGGCTTGAGTGCCTCACCTGTATAGTCGTATAGACTGATTACGATTTTATCTGTCATAAGATAGTACCTCCAAATGTTTTTCAGCTTCCTCAATATTCTTGTACAAAGTTTTAGCTTGCCCGTCAACAAACAATCTAAACTTGTAGTCGCTACCCTTCCTGATAGGCAAGGTTCGCACTTGATAAACCTTAGTAGTTGTTATCTTTTTTTCTATTACAGTTTTCATATGTTATGCTCCCTTTTCCATGTTGTCCACGTAATAGCTTGCAATACATGTGGTGGTATGTCAACTCTTTTAGCCGCACGTACATAATGTTTCTGCATTTCAATATAGACTTTCTTGCCCATGTTAGTCTTGTCAGTAGTCAAGCCTTGCAGCTTGCCTAGTGCAATATTCAGAGCGTGTCCGTCTATCGTGACTTCTTCAAGCCCTCGTATGTTAGAGTAGAACGAGCGTATCTTTTGACCGTTCAGTCTAGCCAGTATGTCAGCATCACTGGTTAGATTGTCATCAAGTATGCTCCAAGCCTTGAGCTTCATGGTGTTGTAGCATGAGACTTTGAAGTCGTCCAAGTCGTAGCCATGCATCCAGTACATGCACATGCGCTCGCAGTCTGCAACGTTGCGCTCCCATTTGTTGTTGGGTGATAGTGCCGCCATTACTCCAATGACTGTATGCAAATGCACTCCAGTCTGCTTGGATATAGTGTCAGCATACCGCTTGGCTCTATCGTACCATTCCACACCATTTGCGATATCATCCGTAGTAGCCCTACGGTATACCTTGAGTATGTTTCTTACGTGTTGTGTCATAGTGTCCTCACTTTCTCTGTATTTAGAAAGACACAACAGCAACCCATTGTCAAGCAAAGTCTGAGTTGGCTCAGATTAGCCGCTATCGTGTCCACAAAATACAAAGCAATAACTCTCAATAGGTTAGCTGCTTTTCACAGGTTATGAGCATGTCGGCTCTCTTAGCAATCTTAGTAGCACCTACGTTTATTGATTGCGTGTCTATTGACTGGGCTTGTAGTGTATTCTCACTTCCACGCCTATGAGCTATTGCGATATATGTTTTTGTTTGTGTGTCGTATCAGTTATCTTTCGTTAGTGTTTGTTAGTAGTCTTTAGTTAGTTAGTATTTGCTAGGGCTTTTCACCGAGCTTGTCTTAAGGACGCTGAAACATTTTGAAGAACCTACGTTGCTTGCGTTTTGTTTCTTGTCGCTTTCGATGTTTCAAATGTTGCATGTTGCGGTTTGTGTTGCAAGTGGTTTTTGTAACTATTTTATAAGTTGTTGTTTTATAACGATTCTTTTTTTGTTGTTTCTTGTTTCGTTCTGGTTGTGGGTGATTCGTTCCTGAT